AACCAGATAAACTTAACAAATGCTAAATACATGAGTTACATATAAATGTTTATAGTCGGTATTAACGATTATAAAAGTTTATAAGGGTTTTTTGAACGGAATAAAACTTAACTCCTTCGACTACGTCTACGGAGTTAAGTCGCTCACCTGCGCCTTGCTTCGCAGTGGCTCAGGCTCGCTCCACTAAATTGCGTAGTAATGGAGATTTCCGAAGACGATAGTGCTGCGTAGCAAGGAAATCGTTAAACTCCGTAGACGGTAGTCGAAGGAGTTTGCCAGAATCAGGAACGTTAGTGAATGATTCAACATTATCAATATAATAAATTTTACAACTATTTTATTTTCTATACTATTAGTAAATGAAATGGACAGATATGGATCATTCTTTCTGTGAAGGACATTTATTGGGTCTTCCAGAATATTATAATTCAATTTCATCGTTATTTATTGTATATTTTGGCATGTATGGTCTTATGAATTTACATAATGATATATTTATCGACATGTTATATGCAAGTTTAGCGATAGTCGGGTTCGGTTCAACCGGATATCATTGGTACGGGAATATCGGGTGGGCATTATTTGATGAAATTCCCATTATTGTAACCGTTTTTTCTGGCATTGTATACACGGACAATGTTTATTTTTTAACATATACGAACAAATTTATAAAAGAAAATAGTGATATCGATTTGACGTTGGTTGGAGCGAGCCGGAGCGTAAGCGTAGGTGAGCGACTAAACTCCGTAGCTTTCGGAACTGAAGCGAAGGAGTTCAAGCATAAACCTGTCGAATCAAATACGATTATCTTACCGGTTCGAAAATTAAATACAAAACTGATTTATTCGAAAAAATACAGATTGATTGGGTATTTGTTTGGGATGTATTTGTTTATTATCAGTAATGTTATGTCAAATTTTCGATTGATTTTCCCCCAATTATTTACATGTGTAGTTGCATATTTGTATTATAAAATATATTCCTTGATCCAAATATTAGATACACGTTTTCAATTGCGAATTAAAAATAAAGCGTTTCATTCATTACTTACAATTGCAACAAGCGGCGCTATATGGGCTGGTACTGAAATTTCGTGTAAACATATAAATAATCCGATTTTGCTAATTGGACACCCCATGTGGCATTTTTTTATAGGACATGGGTTCTATAATCTAATACAGGTTGTATTTTTTATAAAAAATAACAATGACAATTATTGTATAAATTATAATTCGATGTATTTATTAACAATTTGTAATCAAAATGACGCAATAAATAGCCAATTATAATCTTCATTAAAGTATGTTACTTGATATGATAATAAATAACATACGTTGAAAATGTCACCCACTCGTTAATATGAATTTCAAAAAATCCAAAAATCCCATCCGACTTTTTGAAAAGATTTACCCGCAACTTTTTTTTTTGGACATTTATAAATGTCCAATTTGTCCGACCTGAGAATATCTTTGTAAACTGCCTTTTTGAAAAAGCGATTTAAAGCATATTGCAGTAATTTTCTAAAAATACCCTAAAAACGCCACTGCATACATTTTTTTATTGAAAACTGGACCGAGCGCATTCTATTATCCAAAAAAGCCGTTTTGGATAACCGTTTTCGCGGATTTTACGCCGTTTTACGCCGAATAAATACGCATATTTTCAGACGGCAGCATAAATGGTAAGCGTCCATAAATATTTAAAAATGTAGACTTACCATATTTTTTGGTGGATAATGGTGGATAATGGCTGCATGAAATTACGATATATTTCCGGTTAGTATATCATATATCAAGTCGTTTTGTTTATTATTCGTATTTTTTGTAAAAAAAATAATTATCAAACTATTCCATCCGACTTTTTAAAAAGATTTACCCTCAACTTTTTTTTTTGGACATTTATAAATGTCCAATTTGTCCGACCTGAGAATATCTTTGTAAACTGCCTTTTTGAAAAAGCGATTTAAAGCATATTGCAGTAAATTTCTAAAAATACCCTAAAAACGCCACTGCATACATTTTTTTATTGACAATCGGACCGAGCGCATTCTATTATCCAAAAAAGCCGGTTTGGATAACCGTTTTCGCGGATTTTACGCCGTTTTACGCCGAAAAAAATACACATTTTTTCAACTGACTACATAAATGGTGTGGGTATTTTTAGTCTAATGTTTATGTCCTTACCATAATTTTCGATGGATAATGGTGGATAATGGCTGCATCAATAAATGTCAAATATTAAAGATGTTATTAATTATGATAACATATACCAAAAAATATGAAAATATGTACATCGATTTTATACAAATCATTATTTTGAAAACGATTTAAGCGCATTTTGTTATCTTTGATTATATAAATTGGATAATGGTTACCGCCGATTTTACGCCAAATTACACCGATAAATATTGTTGTAAATCATGTGACGTTACATGTAGCAAAAAAAGCGACTGGTCAAGACATATCACTACCCGTAAACACCTTAGGATAACGGAGGATAATCATCGCAAACATTTAAAAGGCGTAGATATAAACGATTATATGTGCATATGTGGTAATGTTTATAAATATATGTCCGGGCTATGTAAACATAAAAATAAATGTACATTTGTAGAATCGACGATTACGCAAGAAGAACCAATTTATACCGATAAGGACATTTTTGAACAGCCGGCATTAATTACGTCGGATATAATGTTAGAAATAATTAAACAAAACCAAGAATTAAAAAATTTGTTAATCGAAGAACGACACGAATTTAAAAACATGTTTGTTGAACAGAATAATAAAATCGTCGAATTATCAAAACAAAATACGGTCGTTACCAATAATAATAATAATCAATTTAATCTCAATGTGTTTTTGAATGAAAAATGTAAAAACGCAATTTCGCTGGATGACTTTGTAGAATCTTTGCAAATTGATGCCCGAACCGCCGAATATGTTGGAAAGTATGGTTTTGTAAACGGAATTACCAATATTTTCATGACCGGCCTAAAACAATTGGACATACACATGCGCCCAATTCATTGTACCGATGCAAAACGAGAAACAATGTATGTGAAGGGAGTCGATATGTGGGCAAAGGATGGCGAAACAAACAATAAAATGATGTCTGCAATAAAAGACGTTTCCAATAAAAATATGAAACAGTTACCGGTTTGGATTGAAGAGAATCCAGAGAGTCAAATAAGCGGAACTGAAAAATACGAAGAACAGATTCAAATCATGACTGGGATGTTAGATGTCAATACCAATAAAGAAAAGGTTCTTAAAAACTTGGCAAAAGAATTACTAATCGATAAAACGATGAAATAAATGTCCGGTGTTTTATTATTATTATATTTATTTATTGTATAATGATAAAGATTTCTAATAAAAATTTAGACGATATGCCATCACATGTAAATCAAATGGTAAATACAAAACCACAATGTGTATTTTTGGGAGGTAGAACGATGAAACACCGGAATATAACCGGAACTCGTGGACGGGGTACGTTTTTAAAAAATTGGTCAAAGCAGCAACCGGGTTATCATGAACGTACAGTTATGATGCAAAGATGTGGAAATAAATGTTTTTTGGGACCAAGAAAAACCTTCCCCATTTGTTCAAGAAATACATGTAAACGGAATCGGAAGGAGTATATGCCGCTTATATTCGTGCAAAAGAATACATTATTATAAAAGGCAATGATAAATATAAACGCATTTCGGCAAAAGCTCGTAAAATGTTACATAAAAAATAAATATTACATAAATTATATTATATTATTTATGTAAAACCAAATAAATACGATAGAATAATACTATTATAAAATCGAAAACATTTGAAATGATAACGTGTAATTTAATGGGCGGATTGGGAAATCAATTATTTCAAATTTTCACCGTGATTGCATATTCAATACAAAATAGTCAAAAAATTGTATTCCCTTATTCAAAACAATTGGGAAAAAGAAATACCTATTGGGACAATTTTCTATTGACATTGAGGTCGTTTACAACAGCAAATCCAAAATATAATATTTTAAATGGAAATATACCAATTGATGCAATGTATAAGGAACCATTTTTTCATTATCAACCAATTCCGATAATAAATTCGTTAAAAACATTGTATATAGATGGATATTTTCAAAGTTATAAATATTTTGAAAACGAACGCGCTACTATATTCAATATGTTGAGAATGAGTGCAGGATTACATTCAACACGAACCGAATTTTCCAGATATTTCACCGATGATTCGGTAGAAACAATAAGCATGCATTTTCGATTGGGTGATTATGTAAATTTACCATTGTATCATCCAGTCATGTCATATGCATATTACGATTCGGCGCTGTCAAATATTAGCGAACGTAACTTAGATGCGCTGCAAGAATTGCGTAGCAATGAAGTTACGGACACAGAAACCTCAGCGACGGTTTCTATAAACAATAAGGTAGAATTATTTAAAAGAGTTTTATATTTTTGCGAAGAAAATGACAATGCAGTCGTACTCGAAATGATACGCAAATTAAAACAAAAATATAATAACATCGATTTTGTAAAGGTAGATGATACTATTATCGACTGGAAACAAATGTTGATTATGAGCTGTTGTAATCATAATATTATTGCAAACAGTTCGTTCAGTTGGTGGGGGGCATATTTTAATGAATCTTCTGATAAAATAGTGTGTTATCCAAGCAAATGGTTTGGCACAAATCTATCGGAAAACGATACAAAAGATATGTGTCCAAAATCATGGCATAAAATTGATTGTTAAAATATATATTTAAAAATAGTAATACCCGCTCTCATATTGCTAATTATTTGCTCCAAACTATTGCCCTATTATATTTTAAAATAGATATAAAGCTATTTTGCTATTGTTTTATATCTAATACCTATTAATACAAAATGGCCCGATACAATAATAAAACACTTGATAGTTCACTCGATTGTATTCGAGCCGAATTTGAAAGTCATGATATGTATAAGGAAAATTATAAATATTTGCTACATATGCCCATGGTACAGGAATTGATTCGTGAAAATAATCGTCTGAAACAAACAAATGACGATTTACAAAATATCATCAATAACTTGGGACGGGTTAGGGCATATAGCCGAGCGCCTTATGGCAGCAATGTTGCCGACCAAGACTCGGGCGCTGATGATTATATAACAAATAACGGTGATAAACATAAACAGTCTTATTGTAAAGATAGTACCATTTCTCAATTGACAGAACAAATTATTGATTCTGTTGCATTCATTAAAATCGAACCCAATGATGAAAAAACGAAGAATGGTATTTCGACAAAAATAATTACTATTCCAACGTTTGATGTAGTTAACCTGGATGTAAATTCGACGGATGATGTGGAAATTTGTGATAACCCAAATGGCAAAATGAATATAATGTATGAATTAATTGAATCTGATTCGGTCGAAATGGCTGTCGAAGAGGAAGCAGAAGAAGACGCAGAGGAGGAGGAAGCTGAGGAGGAAGATGAAGTTGCAGAAGAAGACGAGGAGGAAGATGAAGTTGCAGAAGAAGAAGAAGAGGAGGAAGAAGTAGCAGAGGAGGAGGTCGAAGAAGCTGATGAGGAGGAGGAAGTCGAAGAAGCTGATGAGGAGGAGGAAGTCGAAGAAGCTGATGAGGAGGAGGAAGTCGAAGTAGAAGAAGAAGAAGAAGAAGAGGAGGAAGTCGAAGTCGAAGAAGAAGAAGAAGAAGAGGAAGCTGAGGAATCGGAGGAAGCTGAGGAATCGGAGGAAGCTGAGGAATCGGAGGAAGCTGAGGAATCGGAGGAAGCTGAGGAATCGGAGGAATCGGAGGAATCGGAGGCTTCGGAGGAAGCTGAGGAATCGGAGGAAGTCGAATCGGAGGAATCGGAGGATGAGGGCGTATATGAAATAACACTGAATGGAAAATCATATTATGCCTCAAATGAAATGAATGGTGCAATATACTCAATTGATACAAACGGTGATGTTGGTGATGAAATCGGTTCATTTACAAATGGAAAAGCCATGTTAAATAATGTATAAAATATAAATCAGTCCAAAATAGATTTTAGTCAAAACATATATCTTTATAAAAATAATAATCGAATAAAAAGGAGTTATAATTTCTTTTTCATTATATATAAATATTATATATAATGTCAAACTACGTTGTTGCAATTCCGTCATACAAACGAGCCGATGTTATTGCAACCAAAACATTAAAAACCTTATCAAATGGCAAGGTTGACCCAAAAATAGTACATATTTTTGTTGCAAATGAAGCAGAGCGTAAAGATTACGAGGCAAACGTGCCAAAGGAATTATATGGAAAAATTGTGGTTGGAAAAATCGGAATTAATGCCCAGCGCAGATTTATTGTGAAATATTTCCCGGAAAATCAGCAAATTGTCTCGATAGATGATGATGTGGAAGGGTTGTTCAAATTAAAAGACGCCGAAACGTTGGACCAAATAAAAAATGTAGATAAATTTTATAAAGACGCTTTTACCACATTACAAAAAGAAAAATTGTTTATATGGGGAATATATCCAGTCCGAAATCCATTTTTCATGAAGGACACGGTAACTACGAGTCTTAAATTTATAATTGGAACAATGTATGGATTTATAAATCGTAAATTGAAGGCACTTGAACCATCGAGTCAGACGGTTGAAAAGGAAGATTATGAATTAAGTATTTTATATTATAAAAAAGATGGCGGCGTACTTCGATATAATAATGTCACTATTAAAACAAAATTTCATGCAAAAGGTGGATTGGGGGAAGAATCCGGGAGATTTGAGGCCAATAAAAAATCCGCCGAATTTTTGAAATCAAAATATCCAGATATGATAACTGTTTTTAATCGGAAAAACGGAATGACGGAAGTTAGATTGGCCCGAATGCAGAGAATCGAAAAATAAATTATCGATGGCGTTTACGCGTATTTTGGTTTTGGTTTATTCGGCGTATTTGTTTTTTTGTATTATTTGACAACGAGTTTCGGGAACGGGACGAAGTAACAGGTGCATATTTAACGGATGAATCTGTTAAATTTCTGGAGACAGCAGTCATATGAATTTTACTTAGTGGACGTAACGAAGGCGACTTGCGTAGCATAGAAGTTACGGACACAGAAACCGTAGCTTTCGGAACGGAAGCGAAGGTTTCTAATTCCTTCGCGGGTGTAACGGAATTTGAATTACGTAAAATATTTGTGCGGCGAATATTGCGAAACAATATATCGGATGCATTTACGGGTTTATCACCACCAGCACCACCACCAGCACCGCCACCAGCAACTGTAATAGGTTGATTCGTATCGGGGACTTTATCATTTTTTTCATCATTGGCGATTTTTGTTTCTGCTTCTTTCACTGAAAATTGTTTGATTCTGTTCTTATAAGCAATATATTTATTATATGAACCCAATAAATTTTCTAATTCAGAACCTAAATAATCGCCTTTATATAAACAATCGATTTTACCCTTGTTCAAATCAGTTAATTCTCCAAGAATTGTGTCCATTTGTACATAAATTTCAATGTGAGGTTCTTTGTCAACAATATTAATGCCGGTATATACATATTTTTTCTCTTTATCGCTGGTAAAATTGTTTGATGATAAATTTACATATTTAGATTGAATTTCGTTTATAACCATTTGTAATGTATCAATTCCCTCTTCTGTATTTTGCGAATAATTATAAATAAGCGATTGAAGTGTATTGTTACTTGATTCGTTTTCTGGTTTTATAAGTTTTGTAATGGTTGCAACAAACGCTGAATATTGTTTATATTTGTCGGTAAGTTCTTTTATGACATCTGGGTCTTCGCCTACATTATTAATGTTGATGCTGCCTTTTCCGATATATTTATCATTAATGGTTCGTAATGTCGAAATTTTTGATAATTCGTTGAAAATTTCAGTGAGTTTTCGATTTAATGCATTATTTGTAATTTGATTTGTGTTTTTTTTATATAATGTATTTGTTGTATTTAGTTTTTTTATTAATTCGTTAAATGATATGGTTTTGCTTGTTTTGTTTCCAGTAGAATTATCAAAACTGATTTCGCTTATCGTTATATTTATCTTATTATTTTTATTTTTTTT